CGCGCTTGGAACATTGTTAACTTCAGCGTAACTCCGTTCTCACGTCAAATCATTACCGCTAGCCCACGTCTGTGGGAAACCCTTCACAACGCACACTTTGAGACCAGTTTCCTCCAGGAGTCTTACTGGTCACTCAGCCGTACTGGGCTTAAGCAAAACACCCAGTATCACATTCAGGCTGTCAAAGAGCGCGACCTTGAAGAAGATTGGGGCATCAAGCCGCAGGTTGCTCAAGACTTTCTTGAGTCCTCTGTCCCGTACGTTGCTAACGAGATTGTTCGTGAAACTTCGTATGAAGATCTTGCCAAGATTGCTCGCGCAATCTCCTAATCACACATAAACTGCCACTAGCCGTAGGTTCCCCCTTTGATCTACGGCTAGTGGTTTTAGGGGAGTTTTATGAATATTATTACCACAAGCGACCAACTAAATGAGATGGTCGCTTTTTATTTAACACAAGATGCTTTTGCATATGACGTCGAAACGTATGGCCCAAATAGAGGCTTGACTCCAATTAATGAAGTTTTGTGGATCTCATTTGCTACTCATGGCCGGTGTGATGTAATTCCTATGGGTCATCCTAACGGTGAGTTTATTGAGGATATTTTTCCTTTAACCGCTCAAGGTGAAGCTAGAGTTGCTGCTGGGCTTTCTCCGAGAACAAGTGACTACTCTAAAGATAAAAAGAAAGCTTCTAAAATATTTGGCGCTCCACCAATACAACTGTACCCAGCAGAAGTTTTTAAAGCTTTAAAGCCATTGATGTTTAACCCTAAGATTCTAACTGTAGGGCATAACTTAATTTTTGATCTAACATCTGTAGCCAAGTACTACGGTGGAGAAGTTCCATCAGGTCCTTACTTTGACACTATGGTGGCTTCATTCATTACAGATAACCGTAATAAGAACAAGTGTGGTTTAGATGCTTGTCTTAAGCGTGAGTTTGGGTATGAAATGGTTAAGGGAGTAGGAAAAGAAGTAGAGGCTTACTCATTTAAAGATGTAGCCAAGTATGCATACCTTGATGCCAAGTACACATTCTTGCTGTGGAAAGCTCTTAAAGTAAAAGTAGACCAGGGTAACTTCTCTCTAGTTATGGATCTAGAGATGGATGTGTTAGAGGTGCTTTGTGACATGAAACTCACCGGAGCCCCTGTAGATGTTGAGTCACTAGTTGCTCTAGACGCCCAGTTGCGTGAGGACATTGAGACCGCCAGAGCAGAGATTTTTAAGATTGCTCAGAAGCCTTTTAACATCAACTCTAATCAAGAGAAGCAGCATCTTTTGTATGCTCCTCTTGACGAGGGGGGCCGAGGACTAAAGCCAAAGATATTGACAACCGCTGGGCAGAAAAAACAAGAGTTAGGGCAACCTCTAACTTACGCAGACTACTCAGTATCGGCAGAAGCATTAGAAGCGTACAAGGATACTGATCCTCTAGTAGATGCTTTACTGACATACGCTGACCTTAACAAATTGAGTACCACGTATGTTGTCCCCTATTTGGGTGGAGAAGTGGTTCGCACCACAGGAGGTAAAGAAAAACGTGAACAAAAGGAGTCTCTTCTCATTAACGGTCGCATTCACTGCGACTTTGTTCAACATGGTGCCGAGACAGGTCGTTTTAGCAGTCGCAATCCTAATTTACAAAACGTACCTGCTCCTAATACGGCTCATGGTAAAGCGATTCGTAATCTTTTTTATTCCCCTGAGAACTATAAATTGGTTGTTGCCGACTATAGTCAAATTGAACCGCGTGTCATTGCGTCTATGTCAAAAGATCCTATTATGTTAGAGAACTACCTTAACGGCGGAGATATTTACACTACGGTTGGCAACACTATGGGCGTAGATCGTAAGGCCGGTAAGGTGCTTGTACTAGCTATGGCCTACGGTGTAGGTCCATCTAAGATTGCCAGCCAAATTGGTTGTACTGTAGGTGCCGCTAAAGAACTACTAGATAACTTTTCGGAAAAGTTTTCCTCAGTTAATGCCTATCGTCTTCAAGTTATTGGGGCATCTAGGGCTAGTAATCCCCCATGCGTACACACGCTTCTTAAAAGAAAGCGTTTCCTACCGGATCTAAACTCCAAAGACTATGGGCTTCGGGCTGCTGCAGAGCGCCAAGCCTTTAATACTAGGATTCAAGGCTCTGCAGCGGACATCATTAAATACGCTATGATTAGGGCACACAGGCTTATTCCAGATGGGGCAAAGATTCTATTAACGGTTCACGATGAACTAGTTACTTTAACCCCAGTTGATAAGGTTGATGAAACTGTAAGTGCTATTAAGAAAGCCATGGAGGGCATTGATCTCCTTGACATTCCTTTGGTAGCAGACATAAAAGTAGTAGATCGTTGGGGTGAGGCAAAATGAACTGGAAGTTTTGGGAAAAGAATAATGAAGATTTTAAAGGATTTGAACCCGTCGTGGTTCCTAGTAGCACGTTATTTAGATGGGCGCTCTACGATCTAGGGATTGAGAATCCAAATAGGTTTGCTGAAGCTGCTGGGTTTACACCTATCAGCGAAGAGGTTGAATCTATGGAGGTACAAGAGAGCGCTAAACGCCTTGCTGCAATAGCTCCTTACAAGTCTTTTATATCTATGATGATCCACGTAACTGCTGAGATCCTTACTGAAACTTCTTCTACGCTATTCGGAAGCCAACTCCTTGAGGCCACCGGTATCTCGCAAGATGAACAGGTAGAGATTTTGTTTGATATGTACGCACACATTGCAAGTGCTACGTTGTTGCCAGCATTATCTGCTGCTTTAGATTTAGGTATCATAGTAAACCCTGGAGCATTTACGACAGATAAGGACAGCAATGACATCTTCTAATTGGTGGGCAAACAAACTGGGTACTCCTACTCAAGTTCCTAGCACCCCTCCCACACAGCCCTATATGCCTCCTCAACCAAGCCCTTACAACCCTCCAATTCAAGTTCCTCAAGAACAGCCTCAACATGCTCCAGATGCTTCAAGGGTATCCTCTCGGTGCCCAGGGTGCGGGAGCGGAAACTATGGGCGTAGCCAACTGGCTCCAGAGGCTAAGGCTCGTTGTTACGACTGCGGTTATCCAGTAGTACAATCAGGTAGCGGTGTAGGTACAGGTATCTCTTCGCCAACTGGAGGAGCCGCTACCCCAGCACGACAAGTTTCAACCGCAAACAACTTCAACCCTCAAACGATCATAGGACACATTTAATGGACGCAGATCTTGCTAAAGCTATCTCTAAACTTAATAAAAAGTTTGGGGATGAACTGATTATCCTTGGATCTAACATCAAGGATGAGGTAATGGGCAGGATGACCACAGGGTCACTTGCCCTTGATGTCATTCTAGGTGGAGGGTTTCCAGTAAACCAGTGGCATGAGATTGTAGGAGAGGCTTCTAATGGTAAGACTGCCCTTGCTCTCAAGACTGTGGCCGCTAACCAACAGCGGGATCCTAACTTCACTACCGTATGGGTAGCTGCAGAGTCTTGGGTTCCACAGTACGCAGAGATGTGCGGCGTGGATTTAAACCGTGTGTATGTAGTTGCTACCAACGTCATGGAAGAAGCCTACGAAGCTGTAATTGAATTGGTAGAAACTAAAGCCATTGATTGCGTGGTATTGGACTCGTTGCCAGCACTCGTACCTATGGCAGAGGACGACAAAAACATGGATGAGGCGACCGTTGGTCGTGGAGCCCTGCTCACAGGTAAGTTCTTTCGCAAGGTAGGTAAGGCTTCTCGTCGATCACTCGTAGAGGACGACCGACCATTTATTGGCCTTATCATCAACCAGTATCGTATGAAGATTGGTGTCATGTACGGAGACCCTCGCACTACTCCAGGTGGAGAGGCTAAGAACTATGCTTTCTTTACCCGAATTGAAGTTAAGCGCGATGAGTGGATCGAAGTAGGTACCGGCCAAGAGAAGCACAAGGTTGGTCAGACGATCAAGATTCGTACTCTAAAAAACAAGTCAGCTCCACCGTCACAGGTAGCCTACGTTGATTTTTACTTTGACAACGGAGCTTGCTTTGCTGGTGAGTTTGACTTTGCTAAAGAGATTGTTGCACTGGGTATCCTAAACAAGATCATTACTAGGGCAGGGGCTTATTACAGTTACAAGGATCGCAAATGGCAAGGTGCTGACGCTGTGGTAAAATCTATTAGAGAAGAGGTTGACCTTAAAGAATCTTTAGATTTAGATGTGCGGGATGCTGTACGCGCTGGATCTAAGTACGGCTCTGAGGTTACTGATGAAGTCTGAGGGACAGATTCAGTCAAAGAAGCATGAAGTTCGATTAGCCAAAGCTGTCGGAGGTAGCCCTGTTGCTGCCTCTGGCGCGTTTTGGAGTCGCAAGGGTGATGTACGTAGCCCAGACTTACTAATGGAGCATAAATGGACTGGCAAAAAACAGGTAACCGTTAAGGCGGATGTCCTGGAAAAAATTGTTAAGGAAGCGATCCTTGACGGTAGGATGCCTGTCCTAGGTTTCCATCTGAATGACGAGAACTACGTCATGCTAGATGAAAACGATTTCCTGGAGATGCGCCAAAAGCTCCAGGAGTGTACGTGCGAGATTTCCTTGACGTAGAAAGTTGGCGGGTAGACGCCAAGTGTAAAGGCATGGATACAGAACTTTGGTATCCTCCAAGAGACAAAGACCTTTACAAAAGCATTGCTGACCAAGCAAAAGCTGTATGTTTAGGAAAAGACGGTAGGCCGGAGTGCCCAGTAAAAAACGAGTGCCTTTTGTACGCTGATAGGATGGATGACAGTTACGGCATTTGGGGCGGGATGAGCCACCGAGAACGAAACGCTTTAAAACGTAAGGCTGCAAAGCAAGGAAAAACGTTAAGACAATGGGTTACAGGAGGTCAGGATGAATGATCCAATAAAGTGTGAAGAGTGCAGTACATGGTGGCGTGGCGAAGAGCATCGTTGCCCAGACGTACCTGCTAAAAACTATAAGCAACTTGAATTTACCTACGACTACGAAGAAAATGAGAAAGAAAAAAAAGGTTGGCTAAGCCCACAAGCCATGCCCCATCTTTTGCCAGTGACTTGTGGCACTTGTGGTCACTATGCTAGGGTAAACGTACCGCATAAATGTATGCAGAAGGATCCCTACTCTAAAAAACAGTTTGAGCCTATGACATACATCAACAAGAAAAGGGTAAAAGGCTATGGAAGCTTCGAAGAAAAAATTGACTTCCCCAAAACTAACGGGGACACTTAAGTCATTTGTAGACGCCGGTAAAAAGAACACACGTGTATTGCAACTAGTTGAGCGCTGGTTGCTCGCACAGCCTAAAGACACAAGCCGCCGAACAGATGTTATTCATCCCTCAGCTATGGTTAAGCCTGACTGGTGCCATCGTGCTGAGTACTTCTTGCTACAAGGTGCTACACCTGCTCCTAGCAAGTACAAGACTTCTATGAAACAGACCCTTACTTTTGAAGAAGGCCACAGGATCCACGCTCGCTGGCAACACTGGTTTGCTCAGATGGGCAACCTTTACGGTAAGTGGGAATGCGTTTACTGCGATGAAACGTTCATGGCTCTATCGCCTAAAACTTGTGAGTTTTGTGGGGACGACCGTTTGGTTTACCGAGAGGTTTCTGTCTACAGTGCTGCTCATGGCATCTCCGGACATGCCGATGGGTGGCTCAAGGGTTTTGATGGCGACTTACTTCTAGAGATTAAATCTGTTGGCGAGGGGACATTTAGGTGGGAAGCCTTGTCTTTCTGGCTGGACAACGATTCTGATTTTAAAAAGGCTTGGAAGAATTTAAAAACCCCATTCCGAACTCACATCATGCAAGCCCAGATTTACATGAAGTTGCTAGAGCTTATGTATGAGGGCACTGGAGTTGAGACCCCCCAAGAAGCCTTGTTTATTTACGAGTCTAAAGTTGATCAAGAAGTAAAAGAATTTGTAGTGCCTAAAAGCGACTTTGACAATAAAGACTTGTTTGAAGCGGCTACTAGAATCATGGAAAGCATCAAGAAACAAGTTCCACCAATGTGTAA